GGGTCGCGTCCCACCCAAGCCTATCAAACCGCACATTAACGGCGACAGACCACGCCAAGTTTGGACCCGCTTCGGAGTTAGAAGCGAGTAGATCATTCCACAAGCCTAGTCCAGAAACAGCGCCGCCTGATCTAGGACCAAAATACCTAGTGGTTTGGAAGCCTTCAACAAGCTGGCCTAGATAACCGCCACCTAAACAATGATCGTATATCCCGTTGTATCCAGTACCGGGAGTAATAAACTCCATCAGATCAACCATCTGGTTGTCATATGGAAGTGGCTGTCCTTCAAAGAGCGAATCTGGATATTGATTCATCAGATAGAACGCTTTTGGGTTTGCGTCCAAGTACAGATAGACGCCCCCACTAAAAAACCCGCTATGCGCTCGAAACCAAAGCATAGCCAGCGGCGAACCCGTTTCAGCCGTACTGCCCGACATATCCATGCCGTCATACGGAGGATTAACATTTATTCGGCAGTCTTCTAATGGCGACGGACCGCCATTACCGGGATCAGAAGTTACAACGGAATTAACGCCGTTGTAAGGCAACGTAGCTTGTTGCCCTACCCATTGATCTGAACGAAATACCCACGAGCCTTTCGTGTAGTTATAGCCAGAATTAAACGCGGCAGCGCCGTCGGTGACGTTTACATCATCGAGCTTGAGCCACAGGTTTGGCTGATATTTCTCTACTACGTTTGTCATTAGATTCGGAAGTACGCCCCCGTAGGACCAAATGCCAAATCAGGGAAGATGGTGTAGTCGCCATCTTGCACCAATGGAAAACCGCCTACTACGTCGTAATAAACAAGCAGGCTAGAAGTCGCGTCATCGCCTGTGTGCAGGTAAAACACGATATAAGCGACGTTATCTGTCGTACAATCAAGCCCGACAAACGGAACTTCATCCCCGTCACAGTAGCCATCGGTAGCCGTACGGTTAGCGATTGCGCCGACGGCACACCGCTCAGCAGGAAGAATGGACGTAAGAAACTCGTGGGTAGCGTCAAAGGTATAAGACGAATACACCAGACACATGCGTATGTCCGAAGTCGTCCAATTAACGCCGCCAGTAGCATGCAGCTCCCGGCCCTTGTTGTATAGCTGATTACTCATCCCTTACCTCACGCCCACTTGGGGAATCTGAAATCAGATTCGACGTTCAAGAACTGGCGCCGGGCCATATCCCTCGCCTGCGAAATGTAGTTACGGAACCGGACTCCGTGCAACTGCGCGATTGTCACGTTCGTATACGGCTTGTCCTGCTGCGATGCGAGGCGTTGGGTTGCTCCACATAGAATAGCGTCATACCAGTGCAAACAGAAAATGTCCGGTAGATATTCTTTGCAGTTAGGACTGAAACCAAATGCTACAAATGGAATCGCTTTGTAGGGCGAATCCACCGTAAGCGTAGGTAGGATGGTGAACTCCCCCGGAGTAGCAGTATCCGAGATGTAGCCTACAGGCGAGGTACCGTCGGCGGAAAACACACGACCGCGATAATCCGGCACGGTCATGGGTGTAAGAAATCGGTTCTGGTGCCAGATGGACATGATGTAAAGAATCGGTCCTTCCGGCTGCGGCATGATCGAATAAGTGGCCTTATTCGCTTTCAGGGATATGCCAGCAAGCTCCTTGACCCACGCGCCCGACTCCCGAAGGAATTGTGCCAGCGTTCGCTTAACCGCTTGCTCCATTCCGGGGATGGTTGCACCGGGGCAATTCATCGCCAGCTCGTCATACCATATCGTATACGAAACGCTCATTTACGCGCCTTTTCCGGTGAGCTTCTGAGCGAAGCGGGTTAAGAAAGCCCCTGCCCGATTGTTGTTTACAAACTCGTCGTCTTCAGCAGAAGCCATGCCGACGATGTACTCAACAAACGGCGTAAAGTAGGAATCGTCGAATGGGATAGACAGGGTGAGGGTATTGGTCGTAACGAAGGTGGTGAAGCCTTCGGAGATTTCGTCAGTTATCGTAGGGAAAAAGAGATCAGGACGCAGCCTGCGGGCGTCCGAAATCGCGGAATTCAGATACGCGACAAGTTTCTCATCAGTATGCCGATACGGTTCACGGCTATCCTGAAGAAGATACCTCGATTGCGTAATTATGTCCTCGTACTTCCACATCTGGCGCTAACTCGGGCTGTTTACGTGGCCTGCGCTTACGTACAGGTTCCGGGTCAACAGGCTCCGGGGGCGCTTCTACGACTTCCCATTCAGTTGCTCCTGCCAACGCTGGACTCCAGCGCAGCAACAGCCCTGTTTTCCTGTGTCGCACCATGCGACGCTCGCGGGTCATCGTAATTGCCCCCTGCCCGTGGTTTCAGGGCGGGTGTTACCCCGCCCATCAGTCACCAAGTTCTGCTTATCCTGCGCGAACAGTAAGCAGTGCCAGTGCGGTGTAGTCGATGACCTTACGGCCATAGACTTGCAGCCCGCGAAGCAGCGTACCAAACGTAGACTCGCTACGCAACGTTTCTACCTTGCTCAACTGGGAAGCAAAGGTAAGACCGTGCGAGTGACCAGCAAGTACGTACGTGGAATCACCACCCGCGCCAGAGGTCGTAGTCGGCAGCAGGTTGCTGCTGTACAACGTGAAGCGGTCGATGGTACCGATACGCCCGTTACGGAGCATCGTGGTGCCGTCGCCAGTAAGCGAAGCGTCACGCAGTTCCGAACGCTTAATCATCGCTGCCATCCAAGCCGGAATAACCATCCAGCGGCCCGTCTCGGGAATGTTCTGCTCGTCCAGAACCTGACCCGCACGGAGGATCGCGTCGATAACTTCAACCGTACCACCCGTAGCGCCACGCGCAACGATGTCCAGCGGAACAGCCGCAGCACCGGGAACGCCGAGGTTGACGCTCTGACTAATACGGCCAGCGGTTGCGCCGTTGTTGTAGTCGTTGGTATCGAGCGTAATGATATCAGACGGTACGTAGGCAAGAACCTCGCTGTCGATCTGAATTTTCATCTGCTCGGAAGCGTCGTCGGCCCACATGCTGAGCTGGTTCAGGTCAGCCTGTACTTCCATAACATCGTCAAGGACGGTGTTGAAGTAGTAGCCCTTGTCGATAAGCAGCTCGACGATGTTGCTGCTCGGACGCTCAACGGTGAGTGCCTGAGTAGCCTCGTAGGCGGCGATCGAGATAGACGGCTTGGTGCGGATAATCACCTTGTCGCCTTGGTTCTTGATCTCGCCTTCATAGTTGGTGTTGGAAATAGCACCAATAACGGTGGCGTCGTAGAACTTCTCGATGATTTTTCCCGACCAAATTTCGGGAATGAAAGTTCCGCTGTACGCGGGGTTGGCGGCTGCACCTGCAAACGGGGTGCCTGAAATAGGATATGCCATCTGGATTACTCCTTACTCAAAAAATGGTTACGCTACGATTCTGCCCTCTGCCGCAGCCGAGACGATATCCCGTTCGAGCCGTTCCTTCTCCTTTTCACGTCCTACGAACTTACGGTTCTGGACATCACGGTAGAAGGCACGAATCTCATTCTGCGACCACATGCGCTTACCATCCTCTTGAGCGCGGACCGACTGCCCCTTGGGCCTGCCGGGAGCAACCAGCGTCTCCATGTTCACCTGCGCTTGGCGCGTAGGTTCCTCATGGGCTGGTGGCTGCTCACTTACCACCGCGTGTTCACCGAGGTAGCCCCTGAAAAAAGCAACAACACGGGCCGCGTCGTTGTTCTCATAGGCTTGTTTCAACATAGTGTGCCTCTGCACACCAGCATACGGATCACGGTCCTGCAACCAAGCTAGGAAGTTGTCATCCGTATTGATATCCCGCCAGTTTGGTACTTGGCTGTCCAGCGAGCTGAGCAACCTTTCTCGGGCGGAAACCTGTATGGTCTGGCCCACGCCAGACACTTGCCGCTCAAGCTCCGCATTACGGCGCTCAAGCTCACGAATTTTAGCCTGACTTTCCTCACGCGCAACGCGGCGGATCAGGTCAATAGTATCTTCGCCAAAATCGTCAATATCTGCCTCGGTGATAAACCGCTCTTCTGCGGTGACAGGTTCCGATTTTTTCGGCTTTTCGCTTTCCATTGAAGCGATAACAGACCGAAGCGAATCAATCTCGGCGGTAAGGGACCGTACTTGCTGTTGAAGCGGTACGACCTCTTTGTTGTACTTACCCTTAAGGGCGTCATACTGAGCTTTGTAATCCGGCTCAGTTTTTTGTTGTGCAGGAGCGGCCTTTTCGGACTCGGGCTTAGCTTCGGCTTTAGGCTGTTCAACCTCTTGGCGAGCGTCTTTAGGGGATTCCTCTGTCTGCACCGTCTCCTGCGGTTCCCCGGCAACGGCGTCGTCTTTATTCTCGCCATAAACCTGCTGATAAATCTTCTCCGCAGCGCGAATCTGCTTTTGCGCTGAAGGAGGAACATTCGTTGTTGCTGCCTGAGCCATGTCTACGCCTCTTTCTGCCTATACTTTTCAAAGTCAGCTTCAGCTTTATCTATGGTTTCAAGCATAGATACCCCGAACCGAAGTTGACCCTGTAGTGTACGCAACTGCGCGTCTGTAAGGTTGTCTGCCATTACGATGCGCTTAGTCAGTGTTTCGAGTTCATCCGCAACAGCACCCATGAATTCCTGAAAATCAGGAACTGCACGCAGTGCCAGCACGGCCCTTAACTGCTGCTCGTTAAGTCTCAGAACAGCAGTCCCTTGTTGGAATACCCGCCCCGGTCG